CTTGGCTTTGCTGCGAAGCATGCGCTCCCAGAAGATGTTGTAGCAACCCGGCCTGCACAAAGACACGCAAACCCAGAGGGCATTGGCAAGCCAATTGAGCGAGCTGGTGCCGCGGTCGCCAGACTGGCGCATTGTGGCAATCATTTCGATGACATGCTTGAACTTGAAGCCGCGGCCGTCCTTGCACGTCATCACCCAATTGATCGCCTCCTTGCGCTCGGCTATGCACATATCCACGAGATCGTCGGGGTACACAGTATACTCCGACTTCAGCAGCTGCTGCACCTTCGAGAGCATTCGCACCTCGGCCTCCTTGAACGTGGCATTGATCCCGAACTCGAATGCAGTCTGGTCGAACTGCAGCGGGTAAATGCCATTCTTATCGTCCAAGCCGTTGGCCGCGTCGCAAATGTTACGAAGCACCTCCTCCTTCTTCTTCCCTTTGATGGTGTATGAACCAAGTCTCGCCTTGAGGATGCCCTCGAACGTCCCCAGCAGTGGGCAGTTGAGTGCCAAGCGTTCCGTCCCGTGTGCTTGAATCGGGCGCGGCTTAGGCTTGCCAACAACTTCTGCTTTGACGCTCGTGGAGATCTTCGGGGGGAGCCCGTGACAATTGAGATACCACATTTCTTCTTCGTAGCGTGTACGCTCCGGGCACGTGTACTTCGCCGGTAAACTATCCCTCACCCTCTTGACTTTGATGTTCTCGCATTTGGCCGCATCAAGCACGATGTCGTTGAACGAGTCAACGGCTTCGAGGATGAGGTCAGCCATGGTCGGCTCACGGATTGCTCCGGCCGAGCCATCGTTACGCAAGTGATTGGCCATCTCGAGGTTGTTGGCGTTGTTGGCGAAGAGGTTGGGCACGGGCCCCAGGTGGGGCATGCGTCGCTCGGCGGTGCGGGCACCGCCGTCCATGGGTGTCTCTCCTTGTCGATCACTGGGCGGGTCCAGGGTGATGGCCTCAAGGGTTGGACCATCGCAAACCATCTCATCCATCGCGTGGCGGTCGGCAGCATTGTCGGCGCACGCCATTACGGCATCTGGAGAGTCAAGGTTCGCGGAGGTGGTCAGGGGAAGGCCCGGGGGGGGCGTGGGTGGCGCGCCAGAGCCCGGGGCGGGCCCGGGTGCTGGTGCCGGCGGCCCGAAAGAGGCGGGCGCGGATGCTGGCACTGGCGCCATCTTGAATCCACAAGATGGTTCCGGTACAGGCGCAGGAGCATCAGGAGAAGGCGCGGCGGCTGCCGGAGCAGCCGTCGCGGGAGGAGTTTGGCGGAGCAAAGCGCACTGCCAAGTCGTCCTGGGCACCACTGGCTTCGGCCCACCGTCACCAGCACCGGGTCCGGGAGGACCAGGCGGAGGAGGAGGAGGCTCTGGCTTGGGACCACTATCTTCTCTGTGATGCAACGCAACCCTGCGTGCATACCGCGACGCCCTCGTGTCGCCGGCGACGGGAGCCAAA